AACCTCGTAGTGTGTAGAACTAGGACGCATCCTCGTAAATGATCCGCATCGAGCATTCCTGCGCAAACCGCAAATCCTTGAGCGGCTCAGGGAACCCGAACGAGCACCCATAACCCGCCCAAAACCTGCACTCGTTGCACAGAGCCCCGCTTGCGCTGTAGCCCACAACATCCCTTCGAGGGAGCTGCGGAGCCACCTTTCGATAGCTCTTCCCACAGCGCACATGGTTGACGGCCTGCCGGCTAACGCCAAGCCGCTGAGCGACAACACCATCGTTGTCCTCGGACTGCAGGATGTAAATCACGTCCTGCGGCTTCAATCGGTAGTTAGACGGCATTAGCTAACCCCACTACTTCGCAAGCCGCGCCAGGCCAGCGGTTCTTCGCATATTTCAGCGCATCCCGCTTACTCGGGGCCGGCAAGATTGCTGTCATCGGTCGAGCATTAACAAAGCGCACCGAAACGCGATACATCTTTGTTCGTTGCCCCGGCTTCGGCCTCGAAACACCATCACCCAAGTTGGCCTGATCGTGCTCGGGCAGTCGCCACTGCAGCACCGCATTGTCCATCGAGCTGTTCATCACTTGCACTCCCCCCACGAAGGACCGAAGCCACCCTCACCGCTGAGCTTCACCGCATCCCCGAGGATGGAGTGCCCCGCATCTTCCATCTCTCTGAGCATCAGCTCGAGCACCCCCGGCGCCTCCCCTTCCTCGCACTCAACGAGGAACGAGTCATGCACGGTCGCAATCAACCGCGCCCCCTCAGGCAGCTTCCGGTGAATCTCCACCATCGCCGCCTTAGCGATATCAGCCCCCGTCCCCTGCACAAGATTGTTGGCCTGCGTGGTGAGCTTGTTGTCGTCCCCATAAAGGAACCGACGCCTCCCAATCACCGTCGTCATCGGGGCGCCGGCAGACGCCTTCTCCTGACAGATCTGGTGCCACTTCCCAAACGCCGGATAGGCGTTGTGCCACATCTCGTGGAACTGCGCAGCCTCTTTCATCGAAATAAAGATCCCAACAGTGGCGAAGTAGTTGCACAACCCTCGATGGTGTGAGCCATAGAGCAGACCAAAGTTTGCGCTTTTTGCCGCCTGGCGCTGTTTCTTTTCCACCGCATCCATCGGCACCCCATACATCAGCGATGCCGTCAATGTGTGAACGTCCTGCCCTGCATTGAACGCATCAAGCATCTTCTGCTCACCCGCCAACGCAGCAGCAATCCTCAGCTCCATCGCCGAAAAATCCGCCTCGACAATCGCGCATCCCTTCGGCGCCCTAAATGCGCAGCGAAACTCAGGATCCCTCGGAATCTGCTGCAGATTTGGCCCACTCGAAGACCACCTCCCCGTACCCGTCCCGAGCTGCATAAACCTCGCTCGAATGCGATGGTCCTCGTCAGTGTGCTCCGTAAGCTTCTGCGCCATGCCATAGCGCTTCTCGACGTTCTTGTAGTTGCGGTACATCCGCACCAACTCATCACTCTGAAAACGCGCCAAAACCTTTTTGTCGAGTGACGCTTTCCCGCTGTCATCGACAGGCTCAATGCTCAACGAGTTGAAATGCTTGAGCACCTGCTGCGCCGAGTTCAGATTGAAGCCCGCATAGCGTTTTGTGCCGAGCCTGATGCTTCCAACATCCTTCGGCCTCGTATTAAACGAGCCGTCCTCGTCCTTCGGCAGCCCCTCGAGCCCCGCATCCTGAAGCCGCCCATCAAGCGTCTCCAAAAAGCAATCCTTACAAGAGCGCACCTCGCTCTCATAGGTGTCGAGGGTCTCACCAATAGCCACCGGGTCCAACCGCATCCCGGTGGATTCCATCTCCACCACCGCCGGAACTAGCGCACACTCCAAGCGATACGTATCCCAAAGCTTGTTGGCGATCAGCTTCCCCTCGAGCACCTCAATCGCCTTCAACGTCCAACGAACGTCGTCCATCGCATAACCGATCTCCTCCTCATTCAGCTCAGCCCCCATCCAATCGTTCTTCTGCAGCGTCTTATCCAGATCGTGCTCACACTCGCGCTTCACAATCGCACCCAGGTTGTGCTTCACGTTTGCCCGCCCGTTGTAAAGCACTTGGGACGCCAACATCGAATCCCTGAGGTAGGGCAGATGCACCTCAGACGGTTTCCCACCGAGATAGATGCCGCAACCGAGCATCACTCGGTAATCAAAAGCAGCGTTCTGAGCAACAATCCTGAGCTCCGTCCGCTCCAACGCCTCCCGAACCACACCCATCTCCACAGTCCCCATCTCGAGGGTGTCGAGATAGAACTCAAACCCTTCCTCGTTGGCGAACTGCAGCAGGCGCACATAGTTCCACCCCTTAAACGAGTCGGGCGCCATCGCCGTCTCCGTGTCAAAGCAGAACTGCGGCCCCAACTCCTCGAACTTGCGCTCCAGCGCCGGTGACTTAAGCAACCTCACTCGCCCACTCCTTCCACCGTGACGCCGTTGCGGTGCATCTCACCAACAAATTCAGCGTCCGTCGCCGACGTCAGAAACTCGCAGTCCTGCATCACCAGCGCCAGCAACGAGACATCAATCGAGCGTCCGTACCGCACTCGCAGGTACTGCCCAATCTCCTTGCGCCGGTCAGCCCACAGCCGCCACGCCGCCTCAACATCCTCAACAAAGTGCAGGTCCCCCTGCCTCATCGGCATCCAGGTCACGGGCCTCGTCCCGCAGTTCCCTCGAGGATCAGCCATTACCAAATCCGAGCTACGTGAGTAAGTATGCCCCTGTTGCGTCAGCTCGTCAACCCCTACGGGCTCGCGTAGCGCGCTCCCTAGCCTGTGTTCAGGCCGAACAGTTGGTGTGGAGAGGGCGCTCATTGTGGAGACCCACCTCGTCACTCGCCGCTCGTTCCGGGACCAGATCCACCTGCGCTGGAACTACCAGTGCGCCTACTGCGGCTCCGACCTCGCCCGCAGCCCCACCCTCGATCACGTCCACCCCAAGGTCCACGGCGGCACCACCGAAGAGCGCAACCTCGTCAGCTGCTGCCTGAGCTGCAACAGCTCCAAGGGCCGCCGCGACTTCGTCAGCTGGTTTCGCGAGCAGGACTTCTACTGCCCCGAGCGCGAGTGGGCGATTCATCAGTGGATGCACCGACCCGCTCCCTGAGCTCAAAGAACCCCTCGAGGTCCGGCTCCCGCTCCATCAACATCCGCGCATACAGCGCGGTGAAGTTGTTGTTGAGCCGATAGAGGGCGGCCGGCGAGTTCGTCGCCACCGCCTCCTCGTACCGCAGGATCTCGTACAGGGCCTTCATCCCCCACCGATCCACCCCACGCACCTTGAGCTTGAACGCCAAGCGCTTCAGCCTCTCGTAGACGTGGGGGTTCTCCTCGTGGAAGCGCCGAAACGCCTCCTCGTGCTCCCTCCTTCCCAAGACCTAGTGGCGTAACTAGGTCCACCCTACGCCGTCGCGTCAGTCGAGGGAAGTATCAGGAGCGTCACCCTCGCCCGCGCGCGCGTAGGGCGCCTCCGAGTGTGACGACACGAGGGAATCGCTGTGGGGGACTGGCTTTTCATCCGCACTTTGGGGTTGTGCGGGTGTGGAAGTCGAGGGGCCGGAAGTTCCGCACTCCGAACTTTGCGAGTGCGGATGAGATCCATTGGTACGAGTGGGATCTTTCCCTACTCCCACACTTTCTCTCTCTCTCCCCCCAACTACAGACTCATAGACAAAGCGCTCCCGCCCCGGAATCTTCTTGCGTCTCACGAGTCCAGCCTCTTTGGCCTTGAGCAACGCCTTCTCAATCGCCCTCCTCGAAAACTCCGACCCAACGACGTCACAGAGTGATGACGTCGAGTGCGGTCCCGAGGTGTCGATCAGATTTACGACCCGATCGAAGCAAGTGTTCCCCGCCCTGCCACTGCGCTCGTAGAACTCAAGGATCGTGAAGACATCCCGGACGCGGTCCAACCGGCACAGCAGCTTCTGATCCACCCCTCGGTTTTTAGAGCCGGGCGAGATGATCCGGTCGGTGGAGACGTCGAGGCTGTTAGCGGCGCACTGCTCCTCACTCGGACGCGCCATCCGCCACACGCTCGAGCACGCCGCCTCAATCGCGGTAGAGCCGCGAATGGCTCCCCCTTTGTTGAGGTGGTGGAGAACGAAGAACGTCACCGGCCGATCCAGCACCAACTGCTGCAGGTCGTAGATGGGATTCGCCACCGCCGCCGAGTTCTCGTCGATCCCCGTGGTGCGATTACACGACGCCAGCGAGTCGATGATCACGAGATCCGGCCGCAGCTTCGCAATACGCCGCTCCAGCGCGGTGATCATCGTCCACTGAAAACCGGGCCAGTAGTCGAGCGCCCCCCTCTCCCACATCGGCGCGTAAGCCCCCTCCTCGTTGAGCGACATGAGCCCCGCGTTGACGAGGACGTCCCTGAAGTCCACGTCGTTGGTATCGGAGCTCACCCACAACACCCGCCCCTTAGCGACAGGACGGTGCTTCCCCTTCACCTCGATGCTCCGCCCCTCGAGCACCAAGCGCGCCAGCGCCCCACAGAACGAGGTCTTACCGCTACCCCCGGCCCCCGCGAGGACGTACACCGCCGCCTTCTGAATGAGTCCCGGAAGCAGGTACTCGCGCCCCGGCAGCCCACACAAATCCTCGGGCGATTTGATGCCGGTTCGCTCCTGCAGCGTCGCCTGCTTATGCGCCTGCCACAGCCCCATGATTTCCGTGACCGTCCGCCCATAGTCTCGAGCCAGCTCCTGCACCTTGAAGGTGATGAGCGAAGCGTTCTCCGCGTGCGACTCGTAGATCGTCTGCAGCGCCGCAATCAGCTCCGCGTGCCTCAGCGCCCCCGCGTCCTGCCTCGCCTTCTCCACCAACGCCCCAATCGCCTCCCTCTGCGCCTCGGGAAACCGCTTCCGCTCGGGATCGTTCTGCTCCGCCAGCCAAAACAGCGTTCCAGGGGTGACGGCCCTGCCCCCTCGTCCCCCCTCGCGTTTGAACGACGCCCACTGCGCCTGCATGTAGCGCTCCGCCGCCCCACTCGCCCACTCCGCCTCGTAATCGAGGTCCCTCCGACTCCACTGCCGCCACAAAGCGAGGCCCACCTCGTCAGCCAGGCGGTGGTGGATCGCCATACCCACGGTGAGCCACCAGCGCCGCCCGCTCGCTGCGCTCGCGTCCGTCGCATCCGCCTCCAACTTCTGCGGAAGCGTCCCATGCGGGTGGATGTACTGCAGCTGCCGCCGAATGAACTCCTCCGCCTCCTCGTCGCTCTGGTTATCGCAGTACCCGCCAAAGAGCCGCGTCAGCGCGCTTGAGAACGACGACTCCTTCGCCACCCTTCCCCGCATCTCCTCGAGCACCCAGTTCGGCGCCTGCGGCGCCTCACATAAGTCGCCTTGAAGGCGATACACACTTGGCTGGTAGTTGCCGCAGCTCGAGCCGGGGTAGGCACCCAGGATCACGGCAATGTTCCCGTGCCACAGGAACTGATACGTCCCCGCATCCCGCTCGCTGAGCCCCTCCTGCTCCTCGGGCTCCACTCGATAGAACGACTTAAAGCACGTCGCCCCCGGCTTCGACGAGGTCACAAAAGGCCGCTCCCTCGAGAACCCATACGTGTGCTCGAGGTGCCTGAACCCCTCGGGCGCATCAATGTCGCAGCACATGAGCCCCGTGTCTGGCCCCAGCGCAACGCACACCGCGCCGAAATCCTGGGGCCGCTTCTCGAGGAGCACCGCGCACTGCTCGGGCGTCCGCCGCTTGTACGGCCCCTGATACGGCGCCTTCCCTCGGTGCTCCTGCCCCTCGGGCGTCACAGCGCCCTTGCGCCACACCACGTTGAACCACGGCTTATCCGGCAACCGCCGCACCGCCGCCAGCAACGCAGGGTCGGCACTCGCTGCACTCGTGCTCAGGCCATTGGGCGCTCCAGCGCCCCCCTCGATAGTCATCTGAAGTAATTACGTAGTTGCGCCCCTACGCCATCGCGTAGCAGCTGACGCACGTTAACCCCCGTGCTACATAAGTAACTAGCTAGTCACGTAACTCCCCATGTCCAACGCCGTCACCTACGAGGATCCCAACGACACGATCGAACGCGGCCGCCTCCAGCTCCAACTCCTGTGGCGCCGCTGCAGCCGCCAGCTCGGCATGACCCAACCCAAGTGGATCAAGCTCGCCGCCTCCGTCCTCCCCGGCTCCCAACACCTCCACTCCTCGCAAATCGGCGGCCTCGCCACCGGCCGCATGAAGGACCCCAGCCCCAAATGCCTCCTCGTCCTCGGCCTCCTCAACGCCTGCATTGCGGCCTCCGTCCGCAATGCGGATGGATCACGTAGATACCCCGACGTAGTGGCACCGCAGTTCCCGGAGAGCCTGCGCAGCATCTGGGAGCACCTCGAGCCCATGTGTGACGCCTACGGCCACCCCCTCGGCCCCCAAGAACTGTTCCTCGTCGCCACCGGCCTCCACGACCTCCACCTCGACACCACCCGCACCATCACCCCCGAGCAAGAGGACGCCGCCAGCGCCGCCCTCGGCCGCCACCTCCGCCTCGGCCTCGCTGCACTCGGCCGGGACTTCCTCAGCGAAATGCCGGAGCTGCGGAACGCAGCCCCCTCGATGGAGCCCCTGCTCATGGGCCGCACCGTCCCCGGCGACACCCTGATCGCCGACCTCCCCGCCCTCGCCGCCGCCATCCACACCACCGACGAAGACCTCTGGATCCACCTCGTCGACGCCCTTGCGTAGCTACGTGCCCACGTATAGTGCCCATCAGTGAGCCCACCCCTCGTGTCCATCCCCGCCTCCCGCCCCATGGGCGGCACCCAACGCCGCACCGTCTGGCAAGAGGAAAAGCGCCAACGCACCCTCTCGCTCACCGACACCGCCTGGCTCCTCGCCACCTCCCTCGGCGAAACCCAGGGCCTCAACCGCTCCGAAGTCTTCGAGATCCTGCTGCGCTACGCCCAACAGGAAACCCTCGACCTCGCCTCCCTTCGCACCACCCTCACCAGGGGCTGAGACACAAGAGACTCAAAGCGGACAGCTAATTACCTGTTGACGTAGCTACTCATTCACGTAGCATTGACCCGAGCCAACCCAGGCTCCGCTCAACTACCTAACTGAGTAATTACGCGCATGGCGTTTTTTGACAAGGACTTCACCTCGTCGGTGGCCACCAAGGAGCGCACCGGCGGCGGTGGCTACCTGAACCTGAGCAAGCTGGACCCCGAAGGCGGCTTTACTCGCTTCCACATCCTGAGCGAGAAGCCCGTCACCGGCTGGGAGTTGTGGTTTGAGAAGGCCGAGGGCGGCCTCACCCCTCGTCGCACCAGCGGCCAGCCCGACGACGCCCTGATCAAGGAGCTCGAGGCCGACGTGGGCGGCTACCTCTCGATTCGCGACGGCAAACCCGCGATCAAGCAGTTCGCTGCCTTCTTCGTCTGGGACTACGAGAACGAGGAGATCCGCATCGTCGCCCCCACCCAGAAGACGATCCTTCGCGAGCTCGCCCGCCTCACCGAAGACCCCGACTACGCCGACCTCACCGAGTGGGACTGCCAAATCACTCGTAGCGGCAAGGGCACCGACACCAAATACGCGGTGGACATGAAGCCCTCCCGCTCGAAGGGCGCCGTCGCCACCCGCATCACCGCTGCCTGGGCCGAGGCCCAAGCCAATGGCGCTGACCTCGGTGCGCTGTTCACCAACGGCAACCCGTTCGGGGGCTGACGCCCCCTCACAAGGCCGCTCCTGGTGGGGCGGCTTTACGTAGCCCCGTCGCGTTGCCATTCATGACCACATCACTCGTTCTGTCGCCCGTGGCCACACCCTCGCGCTCCCCGCGCTACGGGCTGATGAACGCTCGTGGCGAATACTTCTGCCACGCCTACCGCTGGGGCGACAAGTGGCTCGAGTGGGACCACAGCGCCCACGACGCCCACGAGTGGGTGGAGCGCGAAGCGTGCGAGGCCGCCGCCCGCACCTGGGAGCTGATCCACGGCGAAAAGCTCGAGGTCATTCTCCTGTGAGCGGCACCTCGCGCCTCAACCCCGAGGGCCTCGGCCCCATCAAGGGCTACGCCCGCCGCAGCCCCCAGCGCGACGGCTACGTCACCCCCGCGGGCAAGCTCCCCTCGGTCACCACGATCCTCGGCGCCACCAGCGAGGGCAAGGAGCAGCTGCGCCAATGGCTGGCCCGCCCCGGTGCCGAGAGCCTGAGCCTCGACGCTCGCACTCGCGGCACCTGGACCCACACCCGCATCGAGCACTGGATCCAAGGGGCTGCGCCCCTTGGGTTTGGAGTTCCCGTCGCTGATCTCCTCTACGGGGAGTATTTCCGCAACATGGAGCCCTGGCTCGAGGCGCACTTCGTCGAGGCCCTCGCCATCGAGCGCCCCACCTGGCATAGCGCCGGGTTCAGCGGGACCTTCGACTGCGTCGGCTACGCGGCCTACGGCGACACCCCCAGCGCCCTCACCCTCCTCGATTGGAAGACAGCGGCGCGGGAGCGCAGCGGCGACCTCCTTGAGGACTACCGCTGCCAACTCGGCGCCTACAAGGCCGCCATCGCCTTCAGCTACGGCGTCACCGTCGAGCGCGCCCTCCTCGTCATCGCCCGCCCCCACACCCACGGCCCGGACGTGTACGAGCTCGGCTGCGCCGAGCTCACCCACTACGAACGCGAGTTCTTCCACCGGCTCGAGCGGTACTACTCGGCCGGCAAAGAGACCCCGGACATGTAGCGCCCAGGCGCCAAACCCCATTCACCCGGCGCGCTCCGCGCGCCCAGCGAGCAATGCCACCCGTTATCCCCACCAAGCCTCAACGCAAAGCGCCGGCCCCCGAGAACGCCTACGTCTACCCCTGGCGTTTCCGCATCGGCGACGTCATCTACGCCCTCGGCCACAGCACCTCGTTCACCGTCGTCGGTGGCGAGCTGTGGATGGGCTGCCCTCACGTCCACGCCACCGCCGTCGACGGCCGCCTCTGGCGCCTCCCCCAACTCCACTGCAGTTCTCGCCCGCCTTCAGCGGTCGAGAACGGAACCGCGATGGGAGCGAAGCGCGCATGAGCGTTACTTACGTCCACAGCACCCCGGACGCCGAGGCCCTCATCGTCGAGATGGCCCGCGTCTCCAACCCCTCGAACGCCAAAAACAGCGCCACGGCCCCCCGCCTGCTGCGCTTCTTGGTGGAGCACAAGCATTGGTCCCCCTTCGAGCTCGCATCCCTCTGCGTTCGCATCGAAACCCAACGCGACATCAGCGCCCAGATCACGCGCCATAGGTCCTTCTCGTTCTCCGAGTTTTCCACTCGCTACGCCTCGGTGGCCGCACCCACGCCCCCGGCGTTGAGGCGTCAGGGCGCCACCAACCGCCAAAGCAGCACCGACGACCTACCCGAAGACGTCGCCAAATACTTCCGCAGCGCCACCGCCTCCTCGCTGCACAACATCCACCTCCTCTACGAGGAAATGCTCGCCGCCGGCGTGGCCCGCGAAACCGCCCGACGCATCCTCCCGCTCTGCTCGCCCACAACGCTCTACATGCACGGAACCGTGCGCTCGTGGATCCACTACCTCGAGCTACGCACAGCGCCCGACACCCAACTCGAGCACCGCACCATCGCCCTCCAATGCCGCGACATTTTCTCCACCCACTTCCCCATCACCGCCGCCGCCTGCGGCGCCCAAGGCGCCTAATTACTCAGCTAGCTCAAATCTTCAAAGCAATCACTCGCCCGATTCAGCATGTCCTCATCACCGCAACTGCCGTCGTGGAAACGCCGGTCAACCGCACATTCATCGTCCTCCGCTACACCGACGACACGGACGACAAGGTCTTCCACTTCGAGGGCAACCTCGAGGGCGAGGCGCTCCACAGCCGCCTCGACGCGCTCATCGACGAGCACTACGAAGACACCCTCAGCAGCCGCCTCTACGTCATCACCTACGGCCCCTCCGGCGACTACGACGAGGAAGAGGTCAATTTTGAGTTTGCGTAAGGTCCTCGCCACCTCACTCGCGCCATTCATTGTTGGCTTCGCCCTCGGCGGCTACGTCTTCGACAGCGCCGACAAGCCAACGCCACCAGCCCCCGCCAGCGGCCTCTTCACGGGGCCCTAGGCCCCTCCCGCGCCACTAACACTGAACATGGACAACCCACGCCCCCACGGGGCTCCCAGGCCCCTCTCCGCGGCTTGCTACGCCACCTCCAAGGGCTACACGGTGATGATGCCGCCCACACCTGAAGCCCCCTCGCCGGCCCCTCGCTACTTCGCGTCCCTCGCTGCTGCGATGGCGTTCGTCTACGGCGCCTTCAGCGCCTAGAGCGCCTAATTACTCAGCTAGGTGCCATTCATAGCGACCAAGCCTTCACTTCGTAGTAAGGCTGCACCTACTATTTGCGTAAGCGTTTAGGTAACTCCAATGAGCGAGGAGAATGCACCTCAGGAGGTGAAGCCGAAGCAAACGCGATTGGCTTGGACTGCGATGGAGATTGCAGAGCAAGTTGACTTCGCAGCAGAGCTCATTTGCAACGGCAAAGCACCGTGGCAGATCAGGCTAGCCATGACGGAAAAGTGGGGGCTAGATCGTCGTACTGTTGAGCGCCGTACACACGAAGCCCGCAAGCAATTAGCCCGCGAATTATGCGGGATGGATAGAGGAGAAAAGGTTGCAGAAATGGTTGGCGCGATGCAAAAAGTTCTGGATATGAGCATTCAGAACGGCCGTGGCTCTGACGCTATCGGCGCCATGCGCCTGATCTCTGAAATGCTGAATCTGAACCCCAAAAACCAGTAGCTCAAACGGTTTTTGGCCATTCATAGCTTCCCGCGCAAACGGCCATTCACTGGCCGTTTTTGCCATTCATAGTGATTTTCGCCATTCATAGTGATCTCGCCTCCCGCGCCGTAGCCATAGGGGCATGGGTCATCTACTAAGCGCTTAGCGCTACGTAAGCGCTAGGTCTCCTACGCGATGTAGGGCCGCTGATGTACACCTTGGCCCAGGGTTGCCTAGTGTCCGGGCCGGCGCTGGCGCTACATCTGGGGCGCTACATGTAGCGGCGAGGGTATAGCTAACACCACGGGTAGCGCCGCCTCAGTCCTGCCAGGATCGGCTGTAGGTCCCCTCGGTTCCGGGGCGGTGTGACCCACGCGCCCTAGGTTCCGGCCGCTTGTGGGAGCATTTCGCGGGAGTGGCACTGGCTCGCCAATCCCCCCAAAACGGACGCAACGGACATAAAAGGGCAGCAAAAAGCCCCGGCTGTTGACCGGGGCGCTTCTCTTAAAAGGGCCAGCTGGCGTCAGGTCCCCGGATGCTTTGCCGATGCCGTCGACGTTCCCTTTCTGACGGCTCCGCTGATTCCGCTACCGCTACGGCATGGCCGGCCAGGCGGGAAGCTTGCAAGACGTCCGCACGGTATATGGCGGCCAGGGTTCCGGCCGCAGCCTTAGCGGCGCCGACCGCGGCGTTTAGGTTCCCCCGCGATTCCGCTAGGTGGGCCAGGCGGTTCAGCCGTTCCACTGATTCCGCCATTGCCGCCGATAGGTCGGCCGCTCCCACTTCCTCGGCGATCAGCGCCGCGGCGTCCGCTACGTATCGCCTAGCGGTTCGGCGGTCGACCCTGTAACGCTCCGCCAGCAGCGTTACCACCGCGGTGCGGGGGTGACCGCTGGCCAGTAACGCGGCGGCGGCATCAGTGCGCCGCTCGAGCTCCGCTGCGCTACTGCGGCTTCTCATCTCTCCCCCTTAGCGCCGTCTCGAGTAGATAGGCGCATAGGTTGCTAAGGCTCCGCCCCTCCACATCAGAGATAACCCTTAGGCGCTCGAGCACCGAAAAGGGAATAACGATGGTTAGGCGCTGCGATTTTGGGCCGATCATCCCTCGGCCTCCCATTGCGCTAGCACCGCGTCGACCTTTTTGCGGCTTGTGCCATGCGCGCGAAAGGCGACGATAACCTCTTGTGGACGCTTCGCGCATAACTGGCAACGCTCACAAGTGAGCCCCTCGTGCACTTGCGCAGGGCAGGCCACCACGGGGTTCCCGTCAGGCGATCGCCAAAACCGGCGCGTGTCAGTAGAGGGAACGACCGTGACAGCGCGCAGGCCATAGGCGACGGCGCGATCCGCGGCGGCGATCGTTTCGGTGCTGGCGTTGACCGTGAAACCCTGCGCAGTGGAACCCTTAAGCGCGGCGATCGCGCTGGGGGTTAGCGGGTGATGGGTATACGTGAAACCGCGGCGACCCTGATTCGCGGCTGTCAGTTCTTTAAGGGCACGGCGGCCCGCCGTGGTGGCAGGGTCGGCAATGTCTCCCGCCTGATTGGCGCGCCATAACTGGCCGGCCGGTAGGTCGCGAATCGCCTGCAGGAATTCCTGCCAGGGCATGCCGCGGCGCCCCTCGGTCACCTCGCGCCAGTGGAGGGCAAGCGGCCCGCTAGAGGCGTAGCAGCCGTTATCGGCAAAAGGGCAAGACGTAGGGCAAAGCTTGCGGCTGCTAGTTGAGACCGGGATTGGCCCGGTTTTGGCGTTACTGCTGCGCAGGGTTAGGTGATACAGCAGCTGGGCGGTTTTTGTGGTGTGCATGGTGTGGTGGTGTGGTGATATGCGACGCCGTCGCGTCAGACAACGCCGAGCAAGTGCGGCCAGGATTCCGGGTTATCCGGCTCAACAGTTCGGCCATCAGGGGTTTCGGCCAGGGAGTCCAGCGCCCATCTCTCCACTTCACCGAGGGAGGGAACCGGCCACCACTGGCCGCGCCACGACATTTCGAGCCCGTCGACGCCATCGCGTAGGCGATCGGCGGCCACGGTTTCGCGGGCCGGGAACTGTTCGGCCGCTTCGCTATCGCTAGCGAACGTGTGACCCATGGCACGCGCCACAGCGGCGCTCACTTCCGCATAGGTTCCGGCGCTGTCCAGCGCTTCCAGCGGCGTCAGCTCGCGCGGCCCGATAACTGGGCGCCGGGCTTGTGCGCGCTTAACGTCGTCGACCCACCGGCTGGCCCATGGCCACTGCCGCGCGCCTTCCGCTGTGATCTCAGCAAACGCGGCATCCCACAACCGCGCTAAGGCGATGGCGTCGCGCTGTGTCACTTCGATTCCGACCGCGGCGCCAAGGCCAATGCCGTGGTGGCTGATGCTCCAATGGCGCGGTTCCCGGCTCAGCCCGCCTGGCGTGCTGTTGCTGAGCGGACGGTGAACCGCGAGGAACCGCCCCAGCCACACAGCCGGAACGGTGCGGGGCTGCCCGTCTTTCGTTTGAACGGTGAGTGTTTTGCCCATCGCTCAGCCCTCCGAAGCGTTTTGAGCCACGAGCTCCACAAACGCCCAAACCAGCGCGTTTTGGAGCTGCTCGAGCGTTCCGGCTTCCTTGCCAAACACTTCCCAAACCGTGGCCTTTTCGCCGTAGCAGTCGCGCACGAAAGCCTCTAGAACGTCCAAAAGCTCGTGCTCGTGCTCGCGATAAAAGGCGACCGTCTCGCTGTAGTAGGTGAGGCCGTTAGGGGCGCAGGCTGCGCAGCCGTGCTCGGCGATCTCGCGCAGTTCCTCGGGGTTGTACTGCTGCAGGACCCACGTTTCGGGGCTGTAGTGGTAAGTGGCCATGGTGTGGTGGTGTGGTGTGGTGTGACGCCGTTGCGTTAGCGGTGTGCGCAGTGCTCGGCCGTTAGGTGGGAAAGCTCGGCCTCGGCCTCGCATGCCTGATAGGCGAGGGCCCGGTTCAGAGCATCCGGCACCACCACGGCGGCGGTGCAACTAGCAAGGGTGAGCGCAGCGGCTGCGGCTGCAGCGGTTACGTGGTGGCGCATGGTGCGGAAGGGGCAGGCGAACTGGGGTAGGTGAGGATCAGCGGCAGTGCTTCACCACCAGGTGGGCGAACTCATCCCACACGGCGATCAGCTCAGAATCGTTTGGCAGCCGACCGGCCAGCAGCATCACGGCGTCGTGAAGGGTGAGGGCTTCGGCGTTCTCTTGGATGGTGTGCAGTAGTTCAAGGCGGGTCATGACGGGAAGGGTGGTGGTGGTGGTGTGGTGTGGCCTGCACTCCCTCACCACACGGGGGAGGGGGCTGCAACCTGAACACATACTACCACCTAGCTACGTAGCTAGCAACGGTCCAACGTATGCGAGTTGCGCATCAGCAGGCCAGTAGCAGCCCGCGATCCTGGCCAACTCGCGTACCTGCCTTTGCAACAGGTACGCGGCCGAGATCCGTTGCGGCGCGGCGCCCTTTTAGTGTCCAGAATCGCTGGACACGAGGGCAGCGGGAGGGCGCCTCCCCCCGTACAAAGGAGAACAGGTGTACTGGTCCAGGTAGGCCCTCTCACACCAAACCCCCCACAGTTACCTACTTACGCACTGACGTACCCACGTCAGGGGTACTTAGACTCCCCTCGGACCCCCTCCCCTGCCCCTCGTCATGGCCAAGCGCGGTCTGTACAGCAACATCCACGCCAAACGCGAGCGCATCAAGAGCGGCAGCGGCGAGAAGATGCGCAAACCCGGCAGCAAAGGCGCCCCAACCGCCGCCGCCTTCAAGGCATCCGCCAAAACCGCCAAAAAGCGCAAATAACCTCCCCCTACCCCTACCTAACTGCGTAAGTACGCGCTATAGTGTGTGCGTGCCTTGGGGCACTCGGGGCTGTGGTGGCCCTTAAACAGCGGTCCATGCCTGTGGTGGGTGTGGACTGCGCACCCTTCCCCCAGTCCACTCGATGGGAATGCGTTACCGCCGTCCAAATCGACGGCGTCACAAGCCCTACTCCCCCCAGACGCAGGCAACCGCCGCCCTCCTCGGATTCGGCGCGCTCCTCGCACCGTTCACCTACGGCATCACGCTCCTCGCAGCCCTCGTAATTACGTGTGCCGTTTTCTGGCGGCAGTAACTTAGTCACGTAGCTGCGCTCCGCGCGTGTCCCTCCTCGGCTCGATTCCGGGCGGCAAGTGCCTCGAGCCGCCGATCAACACGAACACTCGCTGTCGAGAGACGAAGGAGCAGATCCGCGAGCGCATCTACGCGGGCCTCCTCCCCGCTCAGCGCGAGTTTGTCGACTGCACGGATAAGAAGATCGTGGGCTACGTGGCCGGCTTCGGTGCCGGCAAGACCCACTCGTTGTGTGCTTTAGCCGTCCTTCGCGCCCTCGACAACGTCAACACAGTCGCCGCCGTCTTCGAGCCGACGCACATCATGATCCGCGACGTGTGGGTCCGCTCGTTCGACGACTTCCTGGAAGCCCACGGCATTGAATACGACTTCCGCGTCTCCCCGCAGCCCGAGTATAAGTTACACGTACCGGGCGGAACTGTAACCCTTTTGTGTAGAGCAACGGAAACATATAACAGGATTCGTGGACAGAACCTCTCATATTGTATCTGCGATGAAGTAGACACTTCCTCCGCAGAAATCGCCCAAAAAGCAACAGAAATGATGCTGGCCCGCCTGCGTGGCGGCAAAAACCCCCAGCTTGCCGTCGCCAGCACGCCCGAGGGCTTCCGCTGGATGTACCGCACCTTCGTCGAAGCCGAGGACCAAAGCGACCGCCACCTCGTCCGTGCCCGCACCCTCGACAACCCCCACCTCCCCCCAGGCTTCGTCGAGTCCCTCTACAAGAACTACCCACCCCAACTCCTCGCCGCCTACCTCGAAGGGCAATTCACCAACCTCAACTCCACCACCGTCTACCCCTACTTCGACCGCGACCTGCACTGGACCGACGAGGCCATCCGCCCCGACGACCGCATCTTCATCGGCGTCGACTTCAACGTGGGCTGCTGCTTTATGGAGGTCTGCATCCGCCGGGGCGACGAGTTCCACTTCGTCGACGAATACCACCCCAAAGACACCCCCTCGATCGTCTCGAAGATCCAGGAGCTCTACGGCGACCACATCGCTCGCGGCAACGTCGTCGTGATCCCCGACGCCGCCAGCCGCCAGCGCACCACCACCAACGCCAAAGAGAGCGACCTCGCCCTCCTCCGCAAAGGCGGCTTCACGGTCAAAGCCCAACCCTCGAACCCCGCCATCGAGGACCGCATCAACGCGATGAACGTGTTGATGATCCACAACCGCTTCCGCGTCAGCACCCGCTGCCGCTACCTCATCCGCTCCCTCGAAACCCAAGCCTTCGATGACAAGGGCCGCCCCGACAAATCCGGCCGCGGCATCGACGACAAATCCGGCCCAGCCGACGCCTGCGGCTACGTCGTTACCGCCCTCGCGGGCCTGCGCCGCTACGCAACGGGCGGCAGCAACTTCCGCACGTATTAGCGCCCAACGCAACTGGGTAACATACAACTACATACCTATGGCGTAGCGCCCTGCTGCGAGCGAAGCGAGCATGGCCACCTCCGGCAGCACCTACCCCGGCCGCGACCTCCCCAACTTCGGCGGCTACCGCGCCCCCGGCGGTCTCCTCTACGACTCCCCCTCGGACGACCCCAGCCAGCGCAGCTCCAGCGTGCTGGCGATGATGCCCTACTGGGACCCCATCACCATCTGCCTCGGCGGCACCAAACTCATCCGCACCCGCAGCGAGGAAATCATCCCTCGCGAGCCCCGCGAAGACGACGACGCCTACACCCGTCGCATCTTCCACCTCACGATGCCCCCGTTCCTGCAGCGCCTCGCCTCCCAGGCCGCCGGAACCATCCTCCGTAAGGGCATCACCCTCGAAGGCGACCCCTACTGGGACGAGTGGCGCAACGACGTCACCGGTGACGGCACCACCCTGAACGGCTTCGCCCGCCGCCTCCTCACCGACGCCCTCCTCTACGGCCACAGCAGCGCCCTCGTCGACTACAGCGCGACCATGCCGGCCCGCAACCTGGCCGAGCAGCGCGCCAGCGGCGAGCGCCCCTACCTCTGCCCCGTCTCCCCCACACAAATCCTGGGCTGGCGCACCACCGACAACCGCGCCGAAAGCGCCCTCAGCCAAGTCCGCCTCCTCGAGCGCGTCACCGAGCCCGACGGCCTCTTCGGTGAGCGCGTCCTCGACCAAATCCGCGTCCTCACCGCCGACCGCTGGGAGGTGTGGCGCCTCGTCGGCGAGGGCCGCCAAGCCGGCTGGGAGCGCACCAGCACCGGCCCCATCACCACCTCCGGCATCCCCCTCGTCACCGTCTACAGCAACCGCCTCGGCACCCTCCTCTCACGGCCCCCACTCCTCGAGTGCGCCTACCTCAACATCGCCTACGCCCAGCGCTTCTGCGACTACCACCACGCCATCCACGTCGGCGCCAACCCCATCCTCACGCTGCGCGGCTTCGACCCCGATAGCGACAGTCCCGTCGGCCTCTCGGTCAACACCGCCATCCTCCTGCCCCCAGACGGCGGCGCCGAAATCGTCTCCCCACCTAGCGACGCCTACGCCGCCCAGCTCCAGTGCCTCAAGGCCCTCGAGGACCAAATCTCCCGCCTCGGCATCAACACCCTGGCGCAGCAGAACATCACCAACGCCGCCGCCGAATCCAAGCGCCTCGACCGCGTCGACAGCGACTCGATCATGGCGATCATCAGCGAAGACCTCGAGCGCGCCGTGAGCGACATCCTCGCTCTCGCCGGCGAGTACATGGGCATCGAGCCCCCCACGGTGACGATCCCCAAGGACTACGAAAACCGCCTCATCGACGGCAACCAAATCACCGCCTACCTGCAGCTCTTCATGCAGGGCGCCATCAGTCAAGGCACCCTCCTCGACATCCTCCAGCAGGGCGAGGTCCTCCCACCCAACATCGACCTCGACGAGGAGGTCATCCAAACCCGCGACTACCTCGAGGAGCAGCAGGCCCTAGAGGCCGCCGGAGCCGGCAGCGACAACGGCGCCTCCCTCACCAACGCGACGCTGCCCACCCCGCTGCGTCCCGACCGCAGCCGTGGCACCTAAGACCCCCGAGTCCTTCGTCCTCTCCCTCGGCGACGAACTCCGCACCCTCGAGCGCAGCATCGCCACGCGCTTCCGCATCGCGATCCTCGAAGCGTTCGCCCAGATCCGCCTCATCCTTTCGCGGCTCCCCGACGACGGCATCGCCCGCCGCCTCCTCTACCAACAGCTCCGCCCCTCCCTCGAGGAGGCCCTCGTCCCCCTCAACGACGCCCTCTCCGCCACGTTGTCCCTCGAGGTCTGGGCCTTCCAGCGCCGCGCCCGCACCCTCGCCGCCAAGTGGCGCGGCACTGACGACCTGGAGGACGAAGCCCCGGAGGCGCTGATGCGCCGCATCCGCTTCCTCACCCACAGCCTCTCGACCTACTTCGAGCGCCGCAGCCCCTCGCAGTTCATGCGCGAAATCCTGCGCCTCGTCGACCGCACCGTCGAACGCGGCCTCCTCGAGGGCACCCCCACCGCCGAAATCCTGCAACAGGTCTTGCCCGAAGCCACCCGCGCCGGCCGCCGCACCCTCGTCATCCGCAAAGGCACGGTCGTCAACGCCGTCCGCGCCCGCGTCGACGCCGTCATCGCCGCCGCCCTCTGGCAAACCTTCACCGGCCAGGCCGACCGCGTCTGGTCAGAACCACTACCCGGTATCGAGGACGGCGAAGCCGTCCTCTGGGAGTGGAGCGCCATCCTCGACCCCAAAACCTGCCCGATCTGCGCACCCCTCGACGGTCAACGACGCCGCCGGCCCGAGGACTTCCCGGTGTTACCCCAAGTCCACCCGAATTGCCGCTGTGTTGTTCTCCCAATCCCCTCGTAGTGATTACGCAACTGCGTCGGATGTAAAGTAATCACGTAACCCTTTAGTTTCCATGGCTGTAGATGCTGTTGGGGATCAGTCCGTGACTGCTCAGCAACCGCCCGTGGCGGTCGCACCCGATGCGCCTCAACCCCCCGTCGACCTCGCTGAATACCAGCGCATCCTGAAGAAGCTTGAACTCGTTCAAGCGGACAAGGCTGCTGCGGGTGAAAAGAATCAGCAACTCAATGATCGACTGAAGGATCTTGAGCGCCAGCTAAGCCAGCGAAACCAGCAGCAGCTCCAAGACCAGGGCGAATACAAAACCCTGTGGGAGCAAAGAGGTCAGATCATCACCGACCTGGAAAAGGAAAACGCGGATCTCCGCGCACAGCTCGAGTCCGTGACTCAAGCCGCAGCGCACGAGCGACTCCGCGCCGCAGCCATGGCCAGCATCAGCAAAGCGGGCGCCATCGCACCCGACCAGATGTTTGCCCTGCTGCAATCCCAGCTTCGAGAGAGCGAGGGTCGTCCAGTCGTGCTCGCGGGGGGCGCGGAGCAACCGCTGGACAACTACCTCGGCAATCTCAAAGCACCAGGCAGTGGTTTTGAGCACCACTTTGCTTCAACCGGAGCCCGCGGCATGGGCACCTCCGCCGCCACCGTCGCACCCGGCCTCGACAACCCGTACAAAACGGGCAACCTCACGGAAATCATTTCCCTCGAGGTTGAGAATCCAGAGCTGGCCCGCGCGCTGAAGGCGGAAGCCCAACGGGGTTAGTCACGGAAACCCTGCATTAAAGAGCCATGGCTCAGCAAAACATGGGAGGAACTTTCCTCTCCAACTTGGTAACTCGTCCCGAGTTCCTGTCCTACACCTCTGAGCGCATCTTCGAGCAATCGAAGTGGATTCAGAGCGGCATCGTCACCCGCAACTCTGCCCTCGACGCTCGCGCCGGCGGCACCCGCGTGCGCGTGCCCTTCTTCGATTTCATCAACCCCACCGAGGAGCGCATCGACTCCTCGAACTCCTGGGGCACCAGCGGCGCTGGCTACCTGACCTCGCAGAACGTCACTGCCGACGAGCAGATCATGACGATCCTGCGTCGCGGCTTCCAGTTTGCGATGGACGACATCAGCAAGCTGGGCACCGGTGCTGACGCCCTTGGTCACGTGCGCGACCAGCTCGCCGCCGCGATCAACAAGCTGAAGACCTCCACCCTGATGGCTCAGCTGGACGGTCTGTTCGGCAACATCTCGGGCTCCGGCGTGCTCGGCGCCAACGCGCTGAACAAAACCGGCACCACCACCGCCACCGCCGCCAACTACCTGTCGCCCGCCAACGTGGTGGCCGCCAAGCAGCTGCTCGGTGAGCGCGGCATGGAGCTGACCACCATCGCCATGCACTCCGCCGTGGCCGCCTACCTCGAAGAGCTGGGCTACCTGCAAGTGCAATCCTCCGGCGGCACCGTCTACGCCGGTGGCGGCGTGGGCGCCGGCCTCGGCGGCGGCGTCGTGGGTCGCTTCGCCGGCCTGAACGTCGTGGTCGACGACCAAATCGGCGTCATCTCGGGCGGCACCGCCACCCACCTGAACAAGTACAAAGTGTTCCTGTTCGGGACCAACGTGATCGGCGAAGGTGTGCAGCAAGACCTGCGCATCGAGTACGACCGCAACAAGAGCAGCTTCCAGGATCTGCTCATCGTGGACCAGCACTTCGGCTTCCACGTCAACGGCACCAAGTGGTCCGCCGCCGGCGACAACCCCAGCAATGCCTCCACCAGCGGCAACCTCGCCGCCACCGGTTCCTGGGGCCTGGCCTACCAGAACGCCAAGAACATCCCCTTGGTGCGTCTGCTCGTAAACACCCCCTACGACTCCGGCGTCTACGCCTGATCCCGCTCCTCGCAGCCACACAAAAGCCCCGCACTGGCGGGGCTTTTTTTTTTGCGCAGCCGCTAATTAGAGCTGAGCCCTAAATCTCAATAAGCCCCAGCCGAATCTTCTCCTGTCGCTCGAACACACCCGGCGTATCCATCGCCATCTTGTAGCTCTGCTGGATGATCTGGTTAACCACGCTGTACGAAACATCCAGCCGATCACAGATCTCCGGCACCGTCAGCCCCTCGTTCCGCAGCCGCTGAATCTCGGGCACGACGTCCTCCAACTTCCTCGGTTGATTAGCCGGCGCCGCCTTCACTTCGGACTCAGCGGAAACGGCAGCTTTTTTAGCGGGCATCTACGTAGTGACGCGACTAATTAAGGTTACCCGCGCTTACGCATCTACACTGTGGGTAGCGCCAGCCCGGCGATGATCGGCATCATCCGCATCTACGCCGAGCTTTCGTCCGACGTACCGGAACACCTCCGGCCGCACAAAAGCGAGCGGTTCAAAGTCATCGACTGCGACCCCCACCTCGTTCCCGAGATACGCCGCCGCCTCAAGCGCCAGGGCTACGACATCATCTGCGTTCCCCTCTAATGGCCCCCTCCCTCAACGCCACACTCGGCGGCGCCTCCGCCAACAGCTACCAAGCGGTGGCCGACGCCACCGCTTACTTCGCCAACACGTTGTTTGAGGCGGAGTGGACGGCCCTATCGGCTGACGTCAAAGCCCAGTCGCTGATTACCGCGACGCAGTGGCTCGAAACCCTCAGCTACCTCGGCACCCGCGCCTCCACCACGCAGCGCCTCGAGTGGCCGCGCGAAGCCACCAGCAGCAAAGGCATCGAAAACGACGGCCTCTCCATTCCCTTTGAAATCCTCTCTGCACAAGCGGAACTAGCCCTCGCGCTCGGCACCACCCCCACCGCCCTCACCGGCGACCTCGGCACCACATCCACGACCGGCGCCCCCAAACGGCAAAAGCTCGACGCCCTCGAGGTCGAATACTTCGCCCCCTACGCACCCGACACCGGCGCCCTCCTCCAACGATTCCGTTGGCTCCGCCCCATCCTCGGCCCCTGGCTGATCAACTCCTCGGCCCAACTCGTCGGGAGGGTGCGTTCATGAGCGCCGTCGACGCAACCTTCGGACCCATCCCCGACCCCCTCATCAAGAAGTGGGGCCGCACCGTCACCTTCATCAAGGCCGGCAGCACCACCTCGTACAACCCCACCACCGGCGCCGTCACGGTCACCACGACCAACTACACGGCCAAAGCCGTGGTTACCCGGATCACCGCTGCCGAGGCCAACGGTGTCCTCCAAACCACCGACTACAAAATCCTCATCTCCCCCTCCCAAATCGGCGGCAACACCATCACCACCGCCGATTCCTTCTCCTTCACTCGCGGCCCTCGCACCTACCGCGCGAAGGTGATCGACGTCACCACCCTCGAAGGTGACAGCCCGGTGATGTACGTCTGCATCGTGAGGCCCGAGTAATGGCCAAGAACTTCAAGAACCTGCTCACCGACGTCCTCCACGCAGGTAGCGAAATCGCCCGCCTTTCGGCAACCCAACTCGTCCACGAATTGCAAGACGCCAGCCCCTACTGGGACGGCTACTTCGCAAATGAGTGGGTCGTCCGGCCCGGCAGCGTCAACATCCCTGCCACCTTGCAAGGCGTCGACCCAAGCCCCGAACCCCAGTCCAAAGACATAACCTACGCCCCGGTTCCCGAACCCAAGAAAGAAGGCGGCGCTTTCGTTTACACCATCGGAAACCAAATGGAGTACCGCGCCCGCGCCATGGACATCGAGCCCGGCCGCAACGCCGAAGGCAACCAGCGCAATTACGTCCCCAAGGGGTGGTTTGAAACCTACAACCAAGGCGGCGAGCAGCTGCGCGTCATGCAGCAGTCCACCAACCGCGTCATGCGCGCCCTCGGTTTCAAATGACGTACCAAGCCATCCGCGCCCGTTTCGAGTCCCCGCTCATCGCGGCCTATAGCGCCCTCACCCCCGCCGTTCCCGTCTACGTCGACAACCAACCCCTCGTCGACCTCAGCGCTCTGTCGGAGTACGTCCTGCTGCGGTTGAGCTTCGGCGTAACAACCGAGCCCACCATCACCTCATCCCTCGACCTCGTCCGCGGCTCCCTCGTCGTCGAGGTCTACAACGCCAAGGGCGTCGGCCCTGGCCGCGGACAAACGCTAATCACCACGGCGGTCGACACGTTGACTGCGATGAACGCAACCCAAGGCACGGCAGTTAATAACGTGCGTGCCTCGGTAGGAAACATCATCGGCCCTTCATTTTTTGCCCTCGAGGGACAGCCTCACTACCTCACTCGTGTGAGTGTGTCATTCCAGGCTCGTTACACTGGGTAGAGCCGGGCTGTGCCCGTCGTGCCCCCAAACAGCGCCCCCAAAAGCTGTCCTTTTTAGGCACTAATCATGGCCACTGTTCTTTCGGGCACCTCGGGCGCCCTGTACTACTCACCTGCTGGTACTTCCGTTACCACTCTGGTTGCGACCGCGTTTCCATCCACGGGTGCAAACATCACCGTCGGCTCCTACCTCGGGTTCAAGGTCAACGATCCCGTGACCCTGACCTACCCGGCTGGCGCTACCACAACCAATGCGATTGCCGCCGGCAACTACTACGTCAAGACGTATGTAGCAAGCACTGGCATCATGACGCTCAGCAGCACCGCTGGCGGGAGCGCCGTGACCGCAACAGCGCAACCCTCGGCCTTCGGCGCTGGTTACGCCAGCATCACCTACACCGCACCCGCAGTCGTGGGTTCTGTGCGTGAGTGGAGCTTTGAGATCACTCGTTCCGAGATCGATGTAACCACCATCGGTCAGGAGAGCGGTCAATATGCACCGTTCCGCACCTTCATCACAGGCTTTGCTGATGGCTCTGGCTCCGCGACGGTCTACACGACCGACGAGGACACCAACCTCGCCAGCCGCATGATCGAGGACGTGCTCCAGTCGAGCCAAACCGGCGCGACGATGAAGCTCTACATCGACCGCGTGATGGTGAGCGGCACCCCGAATGACACCTCTAGCCGGTTCATCTCGGTGCCCGTGATCCTGACCTCCGCAAGCCTCGGCGTTAACCCCGACGACGGCCAGAGCGTCTCGATCAACTTCCGCCCCAGCTCCGCTCCGACCTTCGATCTGAGCAAGAGCTGATAGAGCTCATGCGCTGCCGCCCCCGCCCAC